GATTACCAGTTTGAAAATTACTATTAAATTCTATTGTTACACTTTCATTTAATTTTTTATCTATAAGAGTTTGTAAAAATTTTAAAACAGGCTTAACAACACTAGGTTCGCCGCCTGTAAAATATACCCTAGACCCAGGTTCTACTGTATCTAATAGTATTTCGAGATCCTGATCATTGTAAGGAGTTGTAAGATTTTTATTCTTTACCCAATCATATATTTGTTTATAGTGACTCATGTGATCACTTGATCTTTTTACCTCATCGTTTATTAAACTACTGCTTTTAGGATTACACGTAACACAACCTAAATTACATTTATTACTAAGACGTAAATCAATCAGATCGTACCCAATAGTTTTTAAATGATCTAGTTCTATGTTATCTTTTTTATATTTGCTTTTATAGTTTTCTATTTCTCTAAGACGCTTACTACTGCCATTTGCTTTTTCATTCTTTTCGCAATCCCAACATCCTTTATGGAACTTGTCATTTAAAAAATCTTGTTCCATTTCTTTCCATAGTTTACTAGTCTTGTACTCTTGTAAAGATCCATGAAAGGAATAAAGCTGGTCATATCTACAACACGGTCTATAACCGCCCGAAGGATCAGTTGCTATTCCATTGTAAATCAATGGACACATCTTATTCATATCTGCCGAAACCCCAATACCTTTCACAACAAAACCAACATTTATCTTCACAGTGTTTGCTGAAATCGTCAGTAAATGTTTCGCAACTTCTTGTTAATGGAAATAAATCATCAAGCACACCAAAATATTCATACAACTCTTTTACACCCTTTTTATCAATGTTAATTAAAGGTCTAAATATTCTGTTATCTAAAACTGTCTCTCTATATTTTCCAGCACTCCTATCATCAGCTGGGCCAGGTTGAACAACAAAACTATCTGCAATATCCTGTGGTGGATTTTTTGTAATTCCTACAAAATGACAATCAATTTGTTTATTCTTGTAGCAATTATCTACCACTGTCTTTTGTACATCAGCATATGATTCAGGATGATAATTGACTCCGGTAAAATGTTTACCAAACTTAATGCCTGGAAATTTTTCTTGCATATAGAATATAACTTTCGTTGCAAATTGTAATTGAAATGCTTTACCTGCGTGACAAACTGTAATAGGATTAATTTCACAAATTTTTTCATTATCATGAATATATTTACAAAGCATATACAAAACTATTGCACTATCTGCTCCTCCACTTAATTTTATTCCTATATTTTTATAATTTTCTGGTAAATCAAAAACTATTTTATCTTGTGTGTTTTCTATTATCATAAATTTTCTCTCACTGTATTTTTTCCGTATCCACTGCTGAATTCAAATTTGTTTCCGCAAGTCCTTCCACAAGTATATATTCGCTTGTACTTATTTGATTGATCATTCCAGGATCTATCTAAATATGTTGCAAAAAACTCGTGATTCAAAACATTCCAACCGTGTTTACGCATGTCATTAAAGTTTGCTCCATAAATTTTATATATGTGATCAAAACTTTTTCTTTGCGGATTACTTGGTCCAAAATATGCAGGCGCTCCCATCCAAGTGCAAGGCCATAATTTCATTTGCATATCTATAAAAACACTTTTTTCTTGCTTGTATTTGCAAGTAATCGGTGTCTGTTCTATGTATGTTTCAAAGCTATTGTATTTTCTTTTAATTTCATTCATATCTTTTTGATTATGATTGTCTTTTTTGTCTTTTACTACTGTGCCTTTTTTTGTTTTTATTTGTTTTTGTTGTTGTTCTGCAAATCTACCAGTGTATTTTGCGTTAAATTGTTTGAAACCCATATCTGTTGCAATTTTTTTAGCTTCTTCTATTTGATGGTAGTTGTGTTCAAACTCGATAAAATACCAACGTGCATTTCCTCCAGCATCTATAAATGCTTTTGCATTTTCCATTATCTTGTCGAAGTTGCTGTTTACTCTGTACAAGTGGTTTGTATCTGCTAATCCGTCTATGCTAAAGTTTACAATGATACGGTCACTCTTTTGTGCAAGGTCACGCCACCATTGTTTGCTCCTGGCGCTTCCGTTCACAGCCATCTTAAACTCTTTGACTCCTTTCTTTATGCTGTAATCTATACAATCGTCAAGTGTAGGGCTTGCAAGACTGTCACCAAAATTTCCACAGTGGAATAACTTAACAGTGTCCTTTACAAATGGTTCAAGTATAATCTTATAGTCATCTAGTGTTGTGTCATCGATAGGCATGTAAGGATTAAGTTCAGTTTGACTACCGTGAAATCTTGCACATTGAGGACAGGCAAGTTGACACCTGCTAGTATGATCCATTTGTATAGTTTTTATTTGATCAATGTCAAGAAACATCTATGCTCTCAAATCTTAAATTCCTATAAATTTGTTTTACATCGCACGTTGCATTCCATCTATAGGCTCCGAATTTAATAAAAGGTCCTCCGCCGTCAACCAAAATCAAGCCTTTAACTTTTTTTGAATAAGGTTGTTTGTCAAATGCAAATTGAATAGACACATATTCCTTTTCTACTTGTATTTTGGCTTCAATATGTAGTTTTCCTGTATATGTTCCTACAAATAAGTCTTGATTAGAAGAGGTATGTATAATTATTTCGCCTCTTATTACTCGTATTGCGACAGGTGGTCTACCGCCTCTACGATTATCATGAATTTGAAATAAATGAAAAAGTTCTGCATGAATTAGTTCATCACTAATTGTTTCAACATCAGCAGACCAAACGTAATTACCTAGCTCTAGTATATCAGATTTTACTTCTTGTCTTTCCTTAAATTCATATGATCCTTTTAAAGGAACATCGTCGTCTGGACACAATCCTACATCACCCTTTTTGAGGTTAAATTCAAAATAATCTTTTTCTTGTATCCATCCTTCAACACCGCAATCAGATTTGAACATTTTCCGTATCCTTTAGGAGTTCATATAACTCCGGAATAGATTCTTCTATATTATGCCCTCTTATTTTATCTAACCGTCTAGTTGCTTGCCAAAACATAGGTAATGCTTCACTAAAATCTTTTGCATACATATAATCTACGTATTGGTCTAATAATCCTACTGCATCTCTTCTACTTGCTTCTTTGCGTTTTTCAGTCCAATCAGTTTTATCAATTATTTCTAATAATCTTGGTTTATAATTTTCATATTTTTGTTTGACATGATCTTTGGCCCATTTAGGTAACATCCTTATATTATAAAACTTAGGTCCGTGTAACGGATGTGGTGTTATGATAGGGCGCCATTCATCGTCATTTACTCTTGGTATTTTGTTTAATAATATCCACTCCATATATTCAGGAAAATGTAACACATTGAATACATTAATTGTAGCGGCAATCCAAACTTTAAAATTGCCTTCGGCTTTACTGACTTTTAATAAATTTTCATGAATCTTTTCGAACCTACTCGGAGGTCTCATATAATACTGTATATCTCCTACACCATCGACACTTGCTCCAATATTAACTTGTTTAAAGTGTTTCCATATATCCCAGGCACGTTGTGGAATATTTGTCATGTTGCTATTATATTCAACAATAATATTTTTTGCACAGTCTTGATCAACACATTTTTGTAGAAACTCATAGTGTCGATCAATCATCAAAGGCTCTCCGCCGACTATGTATAGCTTACGTATTTCTGAAATATTTCTATCCATTTGTACCCAGTAGTGATCACTTTCGTGCCAGTTGTACAGATCAGTTTCTGGTTCATATTTTCCCTTGGCGTTTTTAACAAGTTTTACTTTTCCATGACTGTCTTTATAACTATCGCCCCATAGTTTAACTTGATCTTCATACCACATACTACTATCAGTAGGACCACACATACGGCATTTCAAATTACATAAATTACCAAAGCGTACATCATAGAAGCTACAGTTAATTTCATCTTCGCGTATAGTTCCGTCTATATCTGTTTTGGATAAAAGATCATCCCAATCAAATTCACCTCTTTCTATCCATATTTTGTTTTCGTATTCTATACGTGCATTCATTCCAGAATCCACTTCAGTTTGACATCTTACACATTCGGGATGCCATTTACCTTCCATCATGTATTTTCTTATTTCTTTTGATAATTCACTATTACGAACTTTTTTAAGGTCAGCTGTACGTGCATTATATTCTCGACCATCTTCGTCACGTAATATTCCGCCTGTTGGTCCATGTTGTGCTTGGCAACATACACGAATGTCACCATTAGCTCTAAGACTTTGACTCATCCAAGGAACAGGACACAATGTTTGAGGTTTATTCATTTAGATACTCCAGATGAGGGAAAGTTTTCCAATAGTCTACACCACGTAAGTCGTTTAGTTTAAGATAGTATTCTTTTGCTTTTTTATTTAAAATATTATCTATTCTAGTATCTGCAGATAAGGCTTTAATCAATCCTTGTATAGTCTTTGTTTCTCTATTTTTGTGTTTACTATTATTGCATAACCAACTTTGTTCAATAAATTTTTTCAAATCTTCTATTTCCTGTTGGCGATATTTTAAAGGCACAAGTTCATGCCGCATCCATTCTTTACCACGTACACTTGTAAATCCTAAATGAAAACGTTCATTATTAGTCCTAGCACACATATTATCAAAATATTCTAACATTGGCACAAGGCCTACACAGTTTAATGCTTGTAGGCAAGTTTGTGTAACCATTTCCCATCGATCATGCAAATTATTTGAATTTTCAATGCTATTAATTACACTATCCCATTTAGTATGGTAACGTATCAATTCATCTTTTTCTTGTCCTGCATCAATACTAAAACGTAATAATCCGCCTTTGAAATGATTTAGTAAATCAATTATTTCATCAGTAATTAGGGTAGCATTTGTGCTTATATCTAAGCTAATATTTTTTGCAAAGTCTGTACGTGCAATTTCCCAAATAAAATCTATACTGTGCCTATCTGCAAAAACTTCTCCGCCTCTAAATTCCATATATAAAACATGCTCAAGATTTGTCATAATTTGTTCTCGAAAGAATTTGCTTTGACTGAGATATTCTTCTCCTGAACGCTTGGCAATATCAAGACTACCTTGCATTTGATTAGTCATTTTATTGCCCCATTTAGAATATTCTTTGTACATCATACTACTTAAATTAGGAGAACACATCACGCAACTAAGATTACATTTTGTACTAAGCCTAACTTCCCACCATTGAGGCATGACGTCTACATAACCATTTGCATCATAATATTTTTTTAGCAAAGGTTTCACACGTTCATAAAATCTTTTATTTTTACCTGTGCGTTTACTTCCAAATCCGCTATTTTCCATTCTAAAGCAAAAATCACAATTTGATATACGTTCGCCATTTAGCATTTTCATGCGGAAATCACGCATAAATTTACCATTCCATAAATCTTCTATTTTATCTTTACTAAGATTATATACGTCTGTATTGCTGGAATAATTTTCATCTGTAATTTCGTCAAGTGTCATTTCTTTTGGAATACCAAAATCTATACCTTCGATACTACAACATACTCTTGCATCTCCTTTTCCTCTAGTATTAAGTTGCACAAAAGGAACTATGCAAAAGTTTTTCTCTTTTACATTCATACAATATCCTTTAAGATAGGAAATACCTGCGGAAACTTTTCCGTCCAACCACGTTGCTTGTTGATAAGATTTAGATATTCTTTTGTTTCAGGAAGCCTAGCACTCCAATCTTCAGAATTCATAAAGTTAATAATACCTTTGTATCGCTTCATACCATAAGGAGCAGCAAGCCATTGCTCCTTAGTAATGCCTGCTTCTTGTACACCTGTAAACAGTTGCCAATTTTCTTCTAGCCAAGGATAAAATTCGTTTTCATATTTGTCTGTAACCTGTTGCTTTATATCTTGTGGCAAAACTTTTACATTCAATTGTGGAGGCCAATATGCAAAGTGCATGTTAATGCCGCCGGCTCCTAAAGGCCATTTGTTTAATTTTTTAAATCCTTGCTGTACTTTCCATTGTACAAACTCAGGAATATATGCAACATTTAGTGCCATGATTGTTGTTGCTGTTGTAACTTCAACCTGCGGTGCTGTGTTGTCTAGCATATGGAACACACGCTCTTGGTGCTCCCAGTTGCTAGGATAGCGTATGTAATTGTTTTGTTCACCATACGCATCAATGCTATAATGAAAACGCACACGTTTAAAATGGCTCCATAACTCTGGTAAATCTTTACGCCATTCTACTGCATTTGAATTGTATCTAAGTTCTATACCTTTTGCATGTCCGCGTTTAATACATTCTTCTAATAGTTCGTAATGTTCTTCAATGATAAGACTTTCACCACCTGCAAAATACAGCTGATACATGTGCGGAATCTGATCCATAAGATCGTTCCAAAAACGTGGGTTGTTTTTGTGCCAGTTATAGCTTGCTCCGTCATTACGACCTTTGTTTTTCCATTGACTTGTGTGCTTTAATTTCTCATTTTCTATTTTTGGATAGATCTCTTGCCATTCTTTGATCCATCCTGTTGAGTCGTGCGGTGAACACATGACACAAGCAAGCTGACACTTTGAACCCATACGCAAATCGATATAACGGATCTTAGGAGGAATAGTACCATCTTCCTTGGTTTCGTCAACCAACTGCTGTAGATCATATCTGTTACCCCAATATTCAGTTTCCCAGTTACGTTTACTTAAATGTCCTGCATCTTCTTCTTTGTAACACTTTAAACAACTAGCAGGTTTTTCACCACGTAACATCATTTTACGAACATTACGCATATAACCACTGTTCCATGCTTCTTCTAAAGTTGTATGATTAAAGTTAGCAGGTATGCCGTCATCATTTTTAACAACACCAACTTCTCCGCCGCCAATTTTTTTATTTGAATCTGGGTCTTGGACTGAACTTGCATTTGATGTACAGCAAGTTCTCATTTTACCGTCAGGTCTACTACTTAGGTGTAACCAAGGTAGAGCACAAAATGTAGGGGAAATATCACTCATATTACTACTTATTTGAACTGTTCAGTGAACAGATCAAACTCGGCGCCACACTTAGTTGCACACACTTTCAGCTTGCCTTCCGAACAACTAGGTTTATTCCAACTGTTTTGTATTTGATCAAATATACCTGTATCAAAAACTTTTTGTAAACCACGTCGTGCATCTAAAGCACGTTTATCAGGAATAAAGTCCCATATCTGTTCTACCTTAGGATCCTTATGCCACCATTTGTACATTCTCCCAGCAGTCCAACAACATGGCAATGCTAATCCTTCTGCTGTAATAAACATACTGTTGTCTTTTTTAACCTTACATATAACAGGAGTTGCATCATAGTAAGAATCCATTGATCCGTACTTTTTTAGAATTGTTTCTTGTTTGGTAAGAGCTTTGTTTTGATATTTTACTTTTGGTTTTTTAAGCTCTGCAGAGTCTTTGCCTTTGCGATCCTTGGCTTGATGGCTTTCTTTTTTATTTGTTTTTGCATCTACAAATCTGCCTGTTTTCTTTTTCATAAACTTTTCAACACCCCATTCATTAGCAAGTGTTTCTGCTTCTTCTACTTGATGTTGATTATGTTCAAAAATTAAAAAGTCCCAACGAGCTCTGCCACCAGCATTTATAAATGCTCTCATGTTACGTTCTACATTGTCCCAAACCACGTTCTGCCTGTATATGTGGTTAGTATCCCTAAGCCCGTCCACACTAAAAATAACAGCACCCATCCTACCATAAACTTGTGCCAGTTCTGTCCACCACTGTTCATTTTTTGCTCCTCCGTTTGTGTTCATACTCAGCCACATATTTGGATTGTGTTCTCTAAAATAACGAAATATTTCTAGTGTGTCTTTTGCTACTATAGGATCGCCTAAGTTGCCACACATATACATTGTTTTTAATTGTTTAATAAAGTTTGACTCAAAAATCTGTTTACAATCTTCTAAGCTAAGTTCATCTAGATTAATGTGAGGGTTAATGCCTTCACCATTCATGTTACGGTCACACATAGGACATGCTGCTTGACAATTTTGCGTGACTTCAAGATGTATTGCTTTTATATCTTTATACTGATACATCTTCTTTCCATTTTGGTATACGTAAATCTGGCACACAATTACAATGCGGTGTATCACAAACAATATTAGTAATTTTTTTGATTTTTTTATCTTTGATATTTCCTAAAGGATTTTTTTTGGCTGTTCCACATTGTGCTCCGTATACTGTGCCGTCATGCCATACTAATAATCTTTTGCTACCTATTTCACATCTCCACCCTCTAAAATCATTAGTTTTATTAGTAATCATCTCGTGTGCATGTTCAATAGCTGTCCATTTTCCGTCAATATACAAGTGTGCTGATACAGGTATATCCATTTGAGAGGTCCGTGTTTGGTTCATCTTGAAATTTTTCATAAAGTTTAAATCTTTTTTTCTATATTCTATGGAGGAGATTACACTTCTATCAATAATTGGTTTTACAAATACCGATGCATTGACTTTGTTTTCTTTCAACTTTTCAGCTACTTGTTTTGCATATTTTGTATCTTTGAACATTATAAGCACAGTAAGTTGCACTCTATTTCCTAACAACTTACAAACTTCTACAATATGATCAATATCTGCAAATTCCAAATGTAAGCTAATTGTTACCCTATGTATATTATTACAATCCTTTAAAAATTTTTTCCACCAACGAATTGTTCTGCTACCATTTGTAACAATAGCTGTATACCAACTAGGATGCAATCCATTAAAAAATTCTGTTAGTTTAGGCCATAAAGTAGGTTCGCCGCCAGTTAATGTTAACATTTTATCATTAGGATTTATATCTGTATGCACAAAATTCCAAAATTCTTTTGCAACATCTACGTCTGGCCATCCGCTCGACCCGTCATTTAAAGTTGGTGTGCAGTAAGAACATTCGTAGTTACAAACATTACTTAACACCCATTCAGCCGCCAGTGTTTTCGGATAATCATTACTAATACTATACATTTTCACCTACTAATCGTATTTCTTTACCTGGACCTACTTTGCTAGGTAGATCTCCGTATTCATTTATGTACCATTCTATTACTGCACGATACCAATTATGACTATTATGATGTGCTTTTTGATTGAATTGCCAAATATTATTGTTTGTAGCTTGCATAGTACTTAATGCCCTAGCACTTTCTTTTTGCAGTTCTCTAAGGGATAAATTATTTATATCCAATTCTCATATACCTCGTGTATTTTTCTAGTTCAAGTTTGCCCTCATACAATAAATTATTCATAGGACTCATATCTGCAAATTCATCTAAATTATGGACACAATTTACATGTTCCTTTACATCAAAAAAGTTATTGCTTTGCAAAATTAATAATTTTCCTTTTGGTATTTTATCATACCACTCGGAAAAATTATCTATATGTTCACAACTTGTATTAATAATTGTATCTGGACTATCTTTTAATTGCTCCTCATCACCGTTGCTCTTAATTGTAATATATTTGTTTACATTATAGTTGATTTCTTTAATATCTTTAGTGCTTGCCTTAAACTTCCAATTATCTAAAACTAAATCTTTATTGAATATCTCAGCAATTTTCCAAACACTAGAGTCTATATCAAAACTTCTAAATGAATCAAAAGGTATATTTGCTTCTACAATTAAAGGAACAATAGTAGCATACCAACCTGCACAGAGATATACATTTCCTAGTTTAACTTTTGTGTCAGCTAATTTATCAACCAACCATTTTTTACTAGCTATTTGTCCTCTACTTAAACAATCTAAATCAAATTCATCTTCAGACAATGTTTTTAATGGCTTGACTAAAGAACTTGAAGTGTATTTTTCAAGAACTCTCCAAAGAGCATGCCTATCATTTGCAAGTATTTTAAATTCATCAGCTATGTCTGGTAGCAAACGAGCAATGCTATATAAATTTTCTTCTATAATAGCTTTACGTAATTCCTCATCAACTTCTAATAATCTAAAAATACTGTGTATATTTTCTTCTACCACAGCTTTACGCAGTTCTTCGTCTGCATTTGTAATTCTAAAAATACTATGAATATTTTTTTCCAAAACTGCCTTACGTAAATCTTCATCTGCATCTGCAAGTCGAAAAACACTATGCAAATTTTTTTCAATCACTGCTTTACGCAAATCTTCATTGTTTGCTAGTTTGAATATACTAGATAAATCATTACTATTGTACATTCTCCGTAAATTTTCTATTTTGTCTCCGTACAGTAATTCAAACCTGTCTAATATATCAACTATAAATGTGTCAAGATCGGTTTGTGTTTTTGCCGGAGCAGCAAATGTTTTTTGTTTAGCTGAGTCGGTAAATGTTTCTTGATTGTTAAACTTTTCTTCTAACCAATCAAAATCATTTATTAACCGAAGATCAGTCCCCCTAGAAAGGCCAAACTCCATACCAGCGGAAGCACCCGCCAGAGCATAGTTCCCATATAATCTATCGTGTCCCACGGTTGTCCAAGTTTTGAGTCTTGCATTTGTTTCGTCCTCCTTTTGTCGATCAATTACTTTGCTTGCTAGTTTTGCACATTCTCTAAATGCACTTTTCCATGTTTCAAATGGTCCTGTATTGAATTTAGTGATACAACTAAGTTGTTTCATTACTTTGAAATTTCTGCTTATACTTGTGTTTACATCTACTTTATTTTTATCTACCTGTTTTGTAAGTTCAACAGGCAATAGTTTTACTCCACCGTATCCATATTCTAAATCATTAATAGGATTAATACTTCTCCAAACATGCACTGCGTCTAAATCAGTGTCAGGCACTACATAATCAAAATTAAATCCATCTACTATTTCAGCATCACCGTCAACTACCCACATCATTTCTGTATCACAAATCTCAGCAGCCGCAATGTGTGCATTGGCTATTCCTTTCACGCCATGGATACGTTTTGCCTTTGGAAATCTTTCTAATAATTTTTTATAGTTTTGATTGCTATTTTGTTCTCCATATGAAATCATTACTATGTCATAAGATCCTGCTTCGGTCTTGGCTATTGAATTGTGTACAGGACGTACAGGACTTTTATAAATTTGTTTGAAAAACTTACTTTGTCCTTCACTAAACGGTTCTGGATCAATCGGTGCATCTAATTTAGATTTAAGTTCCAATCCTAACTCATAAGCATAATTTATAGCATCTTTTTCAGATATATTTTTCTTTTCACTCCACAACGTGTTTAGATATTCAAAGTCTCTAACATTTATATGATCCCAGTCAGTACACATTGTTTTGTAGTAACCTTCTCTGGCTCCATAAATTGCAAATAAACCGTTAGGAACATCAGTGCCGACCATACACCATACATATAATCTATTCAAATTTTTCCAGTGTATTTCTTTCATCTCTTTGATGGAAGGCTTCTCTCCCTCAAGAAGACACATTTTAACACCTTCTCTGAATCCAGCTCTCCATGCTTGATGGGGAGTGTAGTTGTTTTCTACAACACTCATACAATCATTTAGCTGAACATAATCAAGATCCCAACAAAAATCTACTTGTGCTTTTATATTATCTTTATCAGCGTTTTCATGTGTTTTCATGTCAAGGACTGCTTGCCTATCCCAACATTTTATTCCTCCGTTTCCGTACATTAATCCATTGATTGTATTGTATCCTGCCCAACTAATTACTTTCCTCGTAAGATCTGTACCTGCAACGAACTCTACACTTTGATTTATAAATTCAGGATTGACAAGATTGTCACCATCTACAGTAATAAACCTCTGTGTTTCTGATAATTCTGCACATGCTTTATGAGCTGCATCAGATCCTTCTATACCATGTATACGTTTTGCCCAAGGCACCTTGGTTAAGAGATCAGCATAATTTTTTTCAGCATTAGGTTCGTCATAGCTTAGATAAATGACATCACAATCTGGTACACTTATTTTCATATCATTTCCACATGTATAAATTCACTGTTTCTTGAAGCAGTAAAAATATCACATTTTTTATCACAATTGAATTCTATTTTAAATTTTTCATTATTAAAAAATTTTTCAAACTCAACTTTAAATTGTCCAATATAAACTCTATTATCATTTTTTTCTGTCAGATAAAATAGTTTTTCTGTACCAAAGTATCCATCGTTGCTCATATAAAATTGTTTAGTATCATCGTCTGTATTTGCATAACCATACCATAATCCCTTATCTTGTATTAAATGAAACAAATTTTTATCTTTTGATATGACATCTGTAGTTTTTATGGGAAAAATATTAGGATTATTAAAATCTTCGTCAGTATGTTTTACAACTTTAATTAATTTATATTTGTTCGGGCTACTTAAATCAGGCACTACTTTCCATTCTGTCAGATTCTCTTCTCCGTCAATAAATTTTTTAGCAAGTATTTTTTCAACCTCGATACTAAGAACATTTGTAGATGGGGTATTAGTAATACCAGAAATAGTTCCAGTTTTTTCGTCAAATTCTACAAACTGCATTTTTCTAAACCTTCAATAACTTTTTTTGTTAAAAATTCACTTTCAACATAGTGAAATATATTATTTTGAATAAAATTATCTACAAATAAATCACCATTATTATTTACAGACCAATTTACTTTATCAGTCCATTTATTGGGTACATGTTGCCAATTTTGTAAATTAGGCTTCATATGAACAAAGTTAATAAAAGAATTAGCATCTGTAACTTGTTTTTCTATGCCTAATATTTTACATGCAATGGCTGAACTTACATCAACACTGTAAAAATTTTGTGTTTTATTAGGAATGTATATTTTATAAAAATCCTGCCAATTTTCTGTAATTAATTTTAATAAATTAAAATATTTTTGCGAAAATAATGACTTGTTAAAATACCAAAAACCATTGTATAAATTAGGTAAATTATTTGCAACAAAAGTTTTTCTATGCCAAGTACTTGTAAGCTCTTCTCCTCTATATGTAAAAACTTTACTTGTAAAGAACAAATCATAATTTTTTAAATAATCCCACCAATGTGTAATATCACGCATTACTAACATATCAACATCCATTACAATAGTTTTTTTGTATGGCGATAAGTCATATATTTTATATCTATTTTGAAATTTAATTTCGTGTCCTTGTGCTAAGTCCTCATTGATAGGAATAATTTTATCAAACAATATTTTATATTTGTTAGGCACTTTATCATTTGTAATCAAACTGATTGAAGTATTTTTGTTGAATTTTGTGATACTTAGTGCTAACATACATGCTTGTTGAATGTAATCAGTGCTACTGTTATTCTGAGCTACAAAACAAAACCCCTTACTCATGACAAAATCCTATCTATGTTTGTAGATAAATCAAACTTATTCATAATATGAATATTTACATCTTCCAAAGAACATACTGTATCACTATTCATAATATTTGTTGTGTTAAGCAAAAAATTATACTTTTCATTATCAATACTAAGTAAGCGATCTTTATCAGTACTAAAAAATAATTTTGTTGGTAATTCCTGTTGTGGATTGCCTAATAAATTTAAAGCAATAGCAAATGCAAAATCATTTCTAAAATTTTTTCCTACCATCTGATATTGGATCCTATAAAAATTCCAATTATCTCTAATATGTTTTATAAGTTCAAACAGTATTTTTGAGAATTTGTTTTTACTAAAATAAAACACAGTAGCCCAATACATATCAATAGTAGTTTCACTAATTCTTTGTAAAGTAGAATCATTCCTTTGCGGATTACAATCTATAATATCTTTGTTTATTTTAAATTGATTGTCATCAAAGCATTTTAGTAAATTAGAATTACCTACTAAAAAGTCTGTATCTAACACAAGTGTATTATCAAATGGACTTATATCATATGCTTCGCATCTAGTAAAATTATTCCAAGGAAGTTTTTCAGTTGTGTACCCGTTCGAAAATAATCTTTGTTGATTACTTTTATAATCATTATCAATTATAACATCAAACAGATGTTGATAATCAAAAAAGTGCTTTTCTAAATAATTTTTAGAATTAGTTGCTATTGCAACAGATAAATTTAAATGTTTTTTAATTTTTATTGCACAGTAAATTGCTTGTTTTACGTAATCAATTTTATGATTGTTATGTGCAAATAATAATACACCGTTATTCATTTAAGAATTTCTCTACAGATCTTTTTGTTTTGATCTGATTATACTGATCTAGATAATTTTGCTTTGCAGTAGTATATTGATCTATAATTTTATTAGTGAAATCTTCAGTATCCACTTCAATAGGTAGAGAATTATCATCTATTATAATTTCTGTATCGTATTTTAAAGTTTTGCAATATGAGATTAAACTTGTAGTAATTGTAAATTTCCCACCATTATAGAAAAACACACATTTTTCGTAAAACTTTTCATTCAACAATCTTTTTTGATTATTGAGTGTTGTCATGTATTGAGAAAAATCTAGTGCTTGCTGTAGTCTTTTATCCATAATAACTCCCATAGTATGTATAGAGTATATAGGATTTTTAGGATTTTGTCAAGAAATTTATTAAGAACCAGCAGTCAATAATGTGTTATTTGAACCGCTTGGAGCAGTAACTTCAACATTAGTTCCAGTAGCTCTGAATCTCTGTACAGTGCTTGTGATTGTACCTGTTACTGATTCGTCTATACCCGGACCAGGCAAAAATCCAGGTTGTTGGTCTCCTGAATCTGCGTCTATAAGTCTAATTCTTACTTGTAATGTAGTAGAACCTGAGTTACGTCTACCTTGGATAATAAGGTTATTTTCTGCATATACACCACCACCGCCCACTGCATCAGTTACTAAAGTTTTGTAGCTTGTAGTCATATCATACCAGCCTGTTGCATTTGTTGATGCTGAACCTGTTACTGTAGTTGTAGTGTGATTGATTTTTACTGTGCCCATACCACTTAACAAATTACGCCATGATGTTGTTTTACTTCCTGATCCACCTGTTTGTGATAAACTTATTCTAATATCACTTCCAGAATTAAAGAAAAATCTAGCGTTGTTAGCAGTACCAAAATCTATTGTAAAGACATGTTGTATTTCATTGCTCCAATTTGTAGTTCTACTTGAGCTTGCAGATGAAATATTTTCTAATGAACCTTGTCCACTGTCAAGTAAAAATTTATTTGTGGTAATAAGTGTTACCGCGGCATCATAATCATTATAGCCTTCTGTTGTTTGTGTAAGTGATCCTACACTTGTCCCACTTGCATCAGCTCCAATAACTTGTCCAACAGCAATATTTCCTATATTTGCTCCTGAACCTGATTGGTGTGTGTTTGCTTTGTTAATATCAGTTCTTAAATTGTCCATTTGTGCTGCGGTTACTGTGTTTCCTGTTGAAACTTGAGCACTTGTCAATGTTTGGCCATATCCAGAATTTCCAGATCCTGTTCCCATGATATTATTTGTACGGCTTTGCAGATCGTTGTATTGTGCTGCTGTAATTGTATCACCGCTGTTAACTGTTGCCATCTTTAATCCTTATATACAAACTTACTTATTTAAACCGCAACTTCTATCAATCTGATTCCGGCTTCATCGTCATTTACAAGACTTTTTCCAACTACACACCAAGCACTAGGAGTTGCACTATCGGGACGTAAAGCTGTAGCTGTTCCTGCAATAGGACCTGTGACTAATATATCACCTTTTTTCACCGGACCTTCTACTTTGCAAGGTACTCTACCTTTAAGTGCAATGGCTACACCTTCTATTCCGTCATTCATTAAATGTGCAGGTTCAGTTGAAACTACGCCTGCAAGTCTTGAATCACAGAATACAGTACATTCTGTAACTTCTTCTTCACCGCCAAATACTAACACAGTACCTGGCTCATAATCTTTATCAGCTGTATATTTTTCAGCTAAGTCAGCGTATTGTGCTTGTGTTGCAATACCATGAAATACTGAAGCATATATATCACCTGAACTGTTTCTAGCGGCAATAGTATTTGCAGTTGAACTTGTACTTGCAGCTCTTGCTGTCCCACCAACATCTAAAGTTTGTGAACTTGTTGCTGAACCGCTAAATGTTGTTGCATAAACTGTGCCAAACCCAGCAGTAGGACTACCAATGTTAGTAGTGTTTAATCCTGAATAACTTACTAAATTATCAAAACCTGGTAACAATGCGCCTGATTCAATTCTAAGTGGCATCTTTTGTGATGCCGATCCGTCTTGTACTTGAATGAATATTTGTTGCCCTTGCTCATTTGCAATCAAGCCTTTATCATCATCAACTATCTTTACAACTATATCATTTGAATCACCTACTGTAAATCCAAAATCACTAAAATTAACTAAACTTGAAAAATTTGCTGTACCTGTTTGAACAAAGTTAGATGCACTTACACCACCTAATTTATCTGCATTAGAAGCAGTACCAAAAAATCTATGTGCAGTTGACGTTACACCGCCTGTTGCATTAATAGTATTTTTAAGTGTAACACCTTTTCGTATTACATCAAATCCTGGGTAACTTGTTGCATCTTCAGATCCTATTGTAAATTCTATTCCACTTACAACATGAATTACTTCGTCATTAATTACTGAAACAATTACTGCTCTATTAGTTCCTACGCTATCTCTGATTGTTCTACTTTGGAATTGGGTAACGCTGTCGCCAGCACCTTGTGGTCCTACTAAGATAAAACTTGTACCGTTATAGGCGTATAACTGTTCGTTATTAGTATCCCACCAAAAATCACCTTCTGCTAATCCTGCAGGACTAGTAGCACTTATTTCTGCACCTCCTGTAGTCCTCCATTTAGTGCCATCATAAAATTTTAATTTACTGTTTGAACTATCAAACCACAACTGTCCACTTATTGGTTTAGGTGGTTGGTTAGCTCCTGCAAAATTTTCTAGCAAAAATACAAAATTTTCGTTTTGTATTTCACCATAACCTGCATAATTTTTGCCAACAAGTTTAATGTCTGTAGTTTGATCAATAGTGCCGTCCTCAACTACAGTTAATTGACTTGTATCAAATCTGTTTATAGTATACGCCATTTATTACCCCTATTATAAGTTTATTTATCGCAATTCCTAAGTAACTGACACTAGTATTCTAGTTCCAGTTGAGTATGTCCAAGTACCCGCTACGTTAGTAAATTCGTAAATATACCTTGTTGCAGTCAAACTAACAGTACCACTAGCAGTATTGCTTGCGGTTATGTCTTGTATAACACTTTCTGAACCAGTATCTGCGGCATCTCTCACAGATACAGTTGATTTTTCTAAAACACCTGTGCTATCTGGTGATGTGCTTACTGTGATTCCAATTCCAGATACAGTACTATTACTATATGAAGTTGCTAAAATCTTTGCTACTGTCCCGTTTTCTGTAGCACTTGCATTTCTTAACAGTTGTAAAATATTTCTTATACTGTCTACAGGTCCATCTCCGGTAAGTATATCATTAGGATCACTTAATCCTGTTACGTCTATAGGAACAATTAACGAACTTGCAGATATTTGTGTATCAACATACGCTTTATTAGCTACATCATTACCATCTGTAGGAAGTGCTACATCTATAATTTTATTATTGCTGAAACTTGTATCACCTGAAGCGTCAACTGTTAATCCTGATCCGCCAACACGACTTATAGTTTGACCATCTAGTTTTACATTATCAACTGTTAATTCTGCTAAAGTTCCGAAACTTGTCAAACCTGGCGCACTTGTAATTGAGCTTGCCAATGCCGTTTTAGTTAAAACAATGGCTCCTCCAATTTTATATCCTAGTGCGTCATTTTCTAAATCGATATTTTGATTACTAGTCCAAGATTCAGTAGCTTGCTTCCATGTAAAATCTTTTGAACCATCACTGCTTCTTAAAATGATTCCGCCATCGTCTATTGCACTATCATTTCCTTCTGTGCTATCATCAAGTAAACCTAGTTCAATATTTTTATCTTCCACTCGTAAAGTTGAAGCATTAATAAAAGTTGAATCACCTGCGACAGTCAAACTTCCTTGTACTTTTACATCACCGTTTACATCTAAAGTAGCTGAAGGATTTGTAGTAAAAATTCCTGCTCTTTGTTCTGATGCATCAACATAAAAAGCATTTAAGAAACTACTTCCTGTTCTAACACGTACAGCAAGGTCAGCATTACTTTGCTGTGTTTCTAAAATTGTAGTTGTACCTGATACCTTCAATATACCAAATTCAGTATCACCAACACCAACACTTAAACCTGCAGCATTTTTAATTCTTATACTACCTGTTGTAGCACCGTTTGCATCTGTAGGTAAAAAGTTTTCTGCTGATCTTTGATTTCCTGAATCATCTATTAATTTTTTAGCACTTGTCGCAGTGCCTCTCCACCAAAAACCTGTAGTAGCAGTTTCTTGACTAGAATCAGCAATGTTGAAACCTTTATATAATTTTTGTCTTTTAGGAGTAAATGTATCATCTGGATCTTCACTAAGTCCTGGAATAGAATATTGTGTTGGAATAATAAATGTTTCAGGTGAATATATACCTACTAATGTTCCACCTAAGAACAACTTTAATATTGTCCTTTGAACATCAGTGGTATCTAATTGACTTGCAGTTTCAAATCCTGTCTTGCCTTGTCCTGCATCATATGTTGGTCCTACTAATACTAAATCTGTGCCATCGAACAAGTATAATTTGTTGTTTAAATTATCAATCCAAATATCACCAGTAGTTAGGTTGCTAGGCTGATTACTGCTAACAATTGAGCCTGATGCTGCTCTAAAATTTGTGCCGTCATATACTTTAAGTCTTGTATCTTGTTTATCAAACCAAATTTGTCCTACCATAGGATTTGCAGGTTGAGATGTACTTGCAAAATTTTCTAATAACTTAATAAAATTTTCATTAAAATATTCTCCAAATCCTTTGTAATTTTTTCCGATAAGAGTTATATCAGTAGTGGTATTATCAATAATACCATCTGTAAGATCAATTAATAACTCGCCGTCTGTTCTATTGATTCTATAACTCATTAACTTGTCCCTGCGTATATAATATAATTAAGTGTCATGTATGGATTCATTACATTCATTGCAGTGCCTAATGTATCAGTTGTCAAAATACCACCACTATCAGGTAATGCTTGTCCTGCTCCGGTTGCATCTGGTGCATCATAGATAATAGCTTCATTATCGTTAGGAGTGCCTGATACGTCACGTATGACATAATATTGGTCACCGCTGTCACCACGTAAATCGTGTTTGTGTTCAGGTAAATTTTCAACTTGAATACTTACATCTTCACTACCGTTTTTAGCTCCGATAACGTCTGCGGCAATGTCTGTGACAACGTTAGCTGCACTGTCGCCCATATTGTCAGCACCTAATGGAAATCTTCCTCTTAAATCTGGTAATGCAAAAAATCCTTCTGTAGGATTAGCTTTGTATGTTGTTCCTATAACTGCATATAATTGTGTGTAAGCTGCTCTTGCAATTTCAGAACCATCACAAAGTAACCATCCCGACGGTGCCGCTGCGCCAGCAAATGGAGAAATTAATCCTATAGGAGTTATCGGTACAGCATTTAATAAATTCTGCACAGAAATTTTCTTTAATCCTGTATCTCCTGAAATTCTATTTACAAGTAATTCATCATCTCCAAAACTTGCAGACAATGCTGTCTTTCCTGCAACAATTTGGTTGCTTATTGATGTAGAAAATGTTTTTAAAGAACCACCAGTTTGTCCGTCAAATATAATATCTTCCGCTGCAACATCACCTGTAAGCCTAAAAGTTGTTGCAGAAGTTAACTTATCTGCAGAGCCTGCTCTACCACTTACAGTACCACTCACATTTCCTGTTAAATTTCCTACAAATGTTGTAGCATACATATTTGCATACTTAGATGTTGATGAACCTATATTTCTTAAATTATTTTGTTCTGGTTCGATATTTCTTGTAGTAACAGTACCAGTTACTTCTACATTACCACCAACATTTAAATTTTGTGCTACACCTAATCCACCTGCTGTTCTAATAGCACCTGTGCTAAAACTAGTGCTATTTGTTGTACTTGTATTTCTTATAGTTCCGCTTGCTAAAATATTTCCTGTTACATCTAATGCTTCATCAGGTGCAATATTGTTTACACCTAATCTTAAATTACTGTCAATTCTAAAAGCAGTTTTAAGTGTGCCGTCATTTTTTACTTTAAAGTCCATACTTGAACCAGCAATATTATGTTGGAATACACCTGCGTTGCCTACTACACCAATATTCATTTCAGCGTTTATACCATAATTAATACCGCCATTGTTTTGAACGTTTAATGGAAAAGCTGTTGTACTTGTAGTATCACTTCTTAAAAAATTTCCTGCGTTTACAGTGTTGCCTGCAACAATTAAATTTTCTGCTTTTTCAGCAGTACCAATGTATTTAGGAGCTCCGTCTCCTGTAATATTATTCACACTTAAATTTAAACCAGGTACAATAGTTGAAAATCCTGGAATCTTAATCTTAGGTGTAAATGTTTGTGACGCAATGATTGCTACAGGTTGAGCAGATATATCAATTTGTAAAACATTATAACTTGCATCATCTGTACCTGTAATTACTTTTGGTGATGCTCCTGTAATTAATCCATCACTAAATTCTGGTCCTACAAGCACCCATCCTGAACCTGTGTACAAATATAATTGTAAATTATCTGTATCTACCCAAAGATCTCCTGTAAGACTCTGTGCCGCTTGTGGTTCAGTAGTTGCTTTTTTAAGATTTCCTGATGGTACCCAGTTTGTCCCGTCATAAACTTTTAATTGTTCTACGCCAGGAGTTGAGTCATACCATAGTTGTCCTTCTACTGGTGTGCCTGGTTCAGTTGCACTAGCAAAATTTTCTAACAAATGTAAAAAATTTTCTGCAATAGCACTACCATACGCAGTAGTATTTCTTCCTGGCAACTTAAGAGATGTTTCTTGATTAATTGTATTATCTACAATAGTAATAGTACCCTTGTTAGCTTGATCTGTATATGGTATAGTATACGACATTTATTATTCCTCAGCTAAGCCAGAAAGACTTTGAATTCTTACAGTGTAATCAATTTGCACAAGTCTGTTTAATGACTTTTGCACAGGATGGAAAATAACATGCGTCAAAAGATCTCCTGTACCGTTTGGATTCCAACCTTTTAATCCTAGTTCATCAAATACATATAAACTATCAGCACTTGATGCTGTATCAAAAGCATCTTGTCCACTAGGTTCACCATAATCTAATAAACAAGTTACTAAAACATCTGTATAGTTTGTACCACTTACATGTCTAATATCAATTTTGTTTCTTACAGGATCTATATTATTGATGCTTCTATCATCAACAACTTTAGTATAAGTTTGATTATATAAACTTGCATTTGTTCCTGTAGAATTAGGAGTTAGATATGTAATAATACCTGTTGGGTCAACGTTTGTTCCTCCATTTCCAAAGCTCATTTCGTATATCCAGCCTTGTCCTTGGTTTGCAACACTTCTTGCTAACGCTACACTCATATTCTCATAATGAATCGCATTGCGTTTGTTTACAAACACTTGTTGATTCTCAGGATCAAATATCTTTATATGTCCTTCTATAAGAATACCGCTTTTATCTTTTAATACATCTGTCATTTTCTATCCTACATTGTTATTTATCTTGGTAAGTCTACCTCCGTAGATCGCAAGAATCTTGCTACGTCAGTTTCACTACTACTAAGGGTCTTTCCTGTATCGTTCCAAGTCAATCCTACACGTCTAACCACTATTACTTTGGTATTTACAGCTGGTTCTTGCTGTAAAACAAGTTCTGTTCTATCTCTTATTGAAAACTCAGCTGGCAAAGTAACATCACCTTCTGGCGAATCTTGAGATATTTTTTCATCTGTTGTTCCAAAATCTGTTCTATTTTGACTATTTAATTCATATGACTGTAAAGTTGTTTTTCTTAAGCGTCTACCTGCGACAAAAACTTCAAAAAATTCTGTTGGATCTATTGATCTTCCTGTTGATGCTGTGTATTGTTCGGCTAGTGTTGTAGGATCAAAATCTAAACTAAATCCACTGCTATCTCCAGTAGCTGTAAACACTGTTGTCAAAGTATTATCTTTATATGGCATACTAAATGTAGATGATTGATTGTAAATTTCAGTGCCTTCTGTGTATATTTCCTTTACACCTGTACCTAAAGTACCTCTACGTAATTGTTTCAAAACAGATCCGTCTTTCTTAAAGTATTCTATACGTTCACCTTCAATAAACACAACTCCTGGTACACCTGCTGTTGAATTTGGACTAGGTAAAGTATCAGCATTTTCTAAAACAATTTCTTTGTCGTACCAATGTAAATCTTTGACAAGTTTGATATTTTGTCTGCCGTCTATAGATTTGTAATGAGTTCTATTTAAAATATCCTTAAATTGTCTCCATCCAAATTTATTTCTTAGTAGACTATTGCTAAAGTGAATAGTTTCAATATTGTCATTTTCTTCTAAGCCACCTATAACTTTTATAGTAGATTTACTGTCAGTAACATAATAATCAACTGACGGATCTAACAACACTCCATTTTTTACTACCCAAACATATTGATCATCAATTGCAGGTGTATTCAACGGCACAACTCCGTTTCTTAAACTTCTTAGTTCATACCAATCAGGTGTACTAGCATCTGGAGTAATTACACTTTCTAGTTCAACAATTTTAATCACATCACTTGCATCAGTGGTAATTCCTAATTCAGCTAACTCCAACACATTCGTAGTTTCAGTAACTGTTAATGTTTGAATAATTGCATTAGGATTTGTAACAGTTCTGCCTGTGCCAAAATTAGGGTCATCAATTCTTACACTGTTTTGGAAGATAGCATACTTTCTTTCAGGTTCTAACGCTATAGTCAAATTAATCGACGCTGTGCTTCCATCAACTTGGTACTGTTGAGCTCCAAATTCTGCTCCAGGCGATAATTCAGTGCGTTCTACAATATCAAAACTTTGTCTATCAATACCTTGACTGTCATGATTACTAAATTGGTAAACTTCAATTGTATCTCCTGTAGCATATTCTGGTCCTATGTGCAACACTCCAGGTGTTTTAATGAAATCGCCATTGCTATCAAAATATCCAAACTTGTAGTCACCTCCCGATTGTGTACTGTCGTCATAACCTGTGATGTACACTTTTAAAATATCACCTTCTATACCTTTGCCATCATTTAGTATAATTGCACTACCACTTTGCTGATCAACAGGTAATAAAGGATCAAATGCATCAGCAGAGCTAAATGTATAATCTTGAATAAATGTTAATTCTGTATTGTTTAAAAATACTCTAACTTGTTGATTACCAACACTGCCTAGTGGAACTTGGTATAATCTAAATTTATATTCTCTTTCGGATGTTACTTTGAAAGTTTCACTATAGCCTGCTTTTAAAATTGTGTTGTTTAATTTTACAATAGTAAACCACTCATGTGGTTCTTGAGTAAATGGAGTTTGTGTAAGAGTAAACGTTGTAGTACTTCCGTCATGTACAAATGTATCTTTGACTACACTACTAAAGTTTTGTATACTGCCTTCAAAGATTGCAAATCTTATTATTGCGTCCAAAGCAGGCGGTTGTGCAAAACTTATTACCACATTGCCTGGAGTGATATATCCTGCATCACTTTTTATAAGAACATGTTCTACAGATTTTCCATTTACAGTAATTAAACTTGTCATGTTTTCAGTAAATCTAATATTTGTTAAAAAGTCTACAGTTGAACCATCTCCTATAAATTCGTCTATATCTAAAATATTAGATCCGCTGTACTCTAATGTAACTAAACTTACTTTTGAGTTGTCTGCAGGAGCAGCAACAAATGTTATAGTTTTGTTAGTGTAATCAATTGTGTAATCAGTAGTAAGATTTTGTATTGTTCCATTTATTTTTACAAACAGTGCAGATTCAGTAACTGGTCTTGTTCCAATTTCAAAAGTTTTATTAACACCATCACCTCTATAGTTTCTGCTAATTATTTGGCTTGATCCTGCTGTAGGTCTTTCATAAACTTTTATATCAACAGTATCTTGCACCCATCCAGGAACTAGTTCATCTGGACCTTTTGAGTTTGTTGGTGTTGTAAAGCTGTCACCGTCAACATTTATATCTTCAGGATTAAGTCCTCTCGCATTGCTGTATGCTAAATCACCACCAGTAAGTACTGTATCATAGTTTATATCAGTTGGTAAAAAGCTACCGTCACTTGTAGTTTTTCTGATTACAATTATATCATCAGCACTAGTGGCTATTCCTAATTCGTCTAAGAAAATAGTTGTTTGAACACCATCTCCTGTTATGCTACGCATAATAGCATTTGGATTAGCAAATTGTGTACTATCATCTGTCCAATCAGGATCATCTAATCTCACGCCGTTTCTATATACGTTATAAAGTATTCCTTCCTCTAATGGTTTAGACAATGTCAATGACACTGTACTTCCATCTAATTCAAATTTTTCATCTTCAAAAGTTATATCATAAGTATCATATGATCCAGTAAACCAAGGAGCGGCATCCCAACCATTTGGTCCTCCAAAGTCAAAA